AATCCAGAATCATTGAAGCACCTAACGGCTTAATCGTTGTTGCCTCCACACACCTTAATGCAAAGAAAAAGCACATGAGGAAAGAAGCAAAATTTTTAATCGACAAAACCTTTTGGATATGAATATTACAAAATATACGGTTAAATGTTGCCTTGACAAAAAACTTGGGCACTTTGTCCACGTTATTTTTTCCAGCGGCTTCGGGTTATACGGAGGAAATAAACCTCATCACGAGGACGATAATATTGAGATCTACGGCTGGACATTTGAGCCTGAGGACATTGACCTTAAATTATATCCAGTTATTAATGAACGCAATCTTATGCCTCTGGTGGATTGGAACGAAATGGACTGGGTAATCATAAAGAATTAATTAACAACTTTAAAAACAACCAATTATGAACAATTTACCAATTAAAATTGATGGCAATCTTTACAAAGATTATTCTAATTCCCTTAGAGAAGAAATTGACTTATTAAAGGAAAGAGAAGAAGATTCTTGGCGCATAGCACTTGATATGTATATGTTTTCACTTAGATATATATCGAGTGTATACAACCTTTATAAAATTAATCCTTACCAATTTTACAAAGACGAAATTGTTGACATGAGCAACAAATTTTTAGCCCATTCAATGGGAAAAAAGAAGTCATGGACGACAAAACTTAGCGATGGATTAGTTGAAGAATGTAGCAAAATTATTAATGAAATGGAAAAAATACCTACAAAATCATGAATATCCAAGACTTTGTAATTAACGTAACTACGACCGTTTGCCCTTCCCATATCGTTGAGCCCCTTCACCTAAAAAGATGGTGGAGGCAGCGCGGAGTCGGTGAACTTGAAAAATACTTTGTATCTGGAAATGCAATACACTATAACGAGGAAATAGACTGGATAAAAATAAGTGACCATAAAAAATCATTATGGTACGATTCACAAAACTTTCAAATAAACATGGGTCATGAATATTCTAAAAGGACGAGTTAAATATACCGCGGGCAAAGTTTTCGAAGGACAATACGGACCTTCAATCAACGCCGCAATCACATTGGAAAACGGAACGGACATTCGCGTGTACGGGAAACCAGACGATGAAAAATTGAAAGCATTACAAAAAGACGACGTTGTTACAATTATACACGACGGCAAAAGTTACAAGGTTGCTTTTGACATGGTTACCGCGAACGAAATACCTGAAAAGGTACAAACACCTACGGAACAAACGAACGTTCAACAGGCGGCAAATGTAGCTCCTAAAACGAACGGTAAATTAACTGCGGAAGAAATAAGTGAAAAGGCTACTTTTATGACGGGTATTTACGCCGACATATTTCACCAACTGCAAGCCTCAGGACTTGAACCAGCGCAAGCGCAACCAGCAGCAGCGACGATCTTTATTCAAATCGGAAAATTCTTTTAATCTCATATTGGTATGTTTTCCCCCTGTCTGAAATATGACAGGGGATTTACCAATACAAAAACAACTTAGATGCTTTTACCAAAACCATACATATCAGTCAGCCAAATAAACCTTTGGTATTCTGACCGACAAAAGTACATTAATCGTTACTTTTTAAACCTTCCTGAAGAACCTTCCATTTACATGAACTTTGGTAAGCAATTTGCCGAGAATACCGAAGCGTATATCAAAGATGGTATCATTATGGAAACCTTTCCCGATTTTTACATTGACAAAATACGCCCGATGAAAGGGCTTGAAGCTGAAAAGGAAATTAGTTTATCAATTAATGATATTCAAGTCAAAGGTTTCATTGACGCCTGGGATGTTGAAAATAACAGGGTAATTGATTTTAAAACCTCAGGCAAGCCGTGGACAATGGACACGTTAAAAGATAGCCTTCAAATGAAGGTGTACGCGCTGGCAATGTTTGTCAACGGTGAATCAATACCAGAAAGTCAAATCAACTGGTTAGGTACAAAAAGAACAAAAGACGGCTTATCTTTCACGGGTGAAAGTTTTGAATTAAACCATACCTTTGAAATGGAAGAACTTTTAAAAGCCATTGTCCTGATTGAGCAGACGTACAAAGAGATAAGCGAAACGTATACAAGTTTTTTACACTCATTTAAATAAACAGTCATGACCGACGAACAAAGAGCAAAGCGAAACGAATACATGAGAAATTATTACAAGAACCTTTCCCGCTACCAAAAGGAAAAACGAAGAATTAAAAACCTGGAACAAAAGAAACAAAAATACCACGATAAGACGCCTGAGGAAAAGGCAAAAAGAAAAGAGGCTAACCGCGAGCAGTATTTAAAAAACATTGATAAAATTAAGGCATACGCGAAAGCCTATCGCCTAAAACAAAAAGAAAAAAAATGCTTACAGAACGAGAAAGAGAAAAATTAATCAGGGACGCCGCCAGTATCTTCGTTGCCGCTGGAGGTATCCTAACTTTGGCTTTTGCCATTTATTTCATTGTTGACCTTGTAAAAAAATGGTACTGATGAAATACGAAATCAAATGGAAGAGCGGGAGAATTATTACCGACGCAGAAACGGTTGAAGATGCGATAAAAAAGTTTAAGGAACTGGGTATTGAGGTTGAAGATAAAGAAATAAGTATTGCATCATTTGGTTGATTTTGTCCCGTATCTCATTGGTACGGGATTTTTTATTAAAATAATGTTGTAAATATTTTTTTATTTAATTATTTATTTATATATTTACATATTGAAAATAACAAAAACAACCAAAATGATTACATTAACCACTTCACTAAGAGAAACAATAAAGGCTCAAGATATAATTAGAGACCTTAACATTGCTTGTATTTTTGATATTCAAGAAGAACAAGTTGCATCAAATTGCTGGACTTTTACCACGTTTGAGGAAGACATGGAAGACATTTGTCTTGATATTGAAAATATGTTATCTAAATCAGGGTTAGTAGAATTTGAAATTTCTTTTAACAACTAAAAACAACCAAAATGGAAAAGCAAATTTTTACAGTTATGTACTTTGGTAATGCCAAAAGGTATCAAGATTTAAACGAAGAAGTTGAAGCTTACTCTAAGCGACACGCAGTTGAGCAAGTTTATTCAAAAATGCGCAATGAAGATTATTTCCCTGAGGATGAATTTTCATGGGGTGGACTTGTAAGGGATTGCGATGGCAATGTTATTGCAGATGCCAATGACGAAACGATTGAGTATGATGGCGGACACTTTTACGCAGAACCAGTAATGCAATAATCATGAAAGAGCCAATAATAGAAACCTACGTTCCACAAAACAAACGCCTTCCCTTCCAGATTGCTGGAGGCATCGGCATTGCTTTTGTCATTGGGTTGATTTATTCCCCAATTAACACAAATTACAATTATACTTCTTTTGTTCCCATCATTCAGCGTGATACGGTGTATGTTCACAAAATAACATCGCTTACAATCCAGGGCAAAGAGGAAAAAAAGGAAGTTAATGAAAGCGCCTACGGATCTCGTTCGTACGGTTACGAGGTGCGAAAGTTATCAGGATTACAACTTAGGCAAACATTAGAAGGTAGAGGATTCCGCAACCTTGCAAAAGTTGACAGGGCGAAGCTTCGCCGAATTTACCTTGCCTATTGTTACGAATCAATGTTAATGAACGTCCACGTTTTAACAGATTTTCCCGTGTCAATGATTTATTCCTTTTTCATCATCGAGGCAACCAGTCAAGGCGTTGAAACGGAACTTTGGCGCAAGCACGCAAACGCTGGAGGGGTTAAGGCTTTAAAAGGTCATGGTTATGTAACCTACAAAACACGGGAAGTCATTAGGGGAAAGGACAAATACATTAAGGCTAAATTTATGAGCGCAGAAACCACGGAAGAAGGCATGAAGCTTTGGGCTGGTGTTTTAAACTCAGGAAGATACGCGGCTTGTAAAAAGGCAAATTACAAGATGAAAGGGATAAAGTTATACGAATCAATTTGCAAATGTGTTTATAAATCAGGATATCACACGGACACGGATTACAAGTTCCGTGCCTCGCTTATGGCTGAATACTGGCAAATCAAACGGGATAACTTCCCTTTAAAGAAAGAATACAATGTTTTTTAACTTTTTTTTTATTTATTTGTGTAAATATTTTTTTATGTAAATATTTATTTATAAATTTACGAACCGAAAGGGACAAAGGATTTTTCACCACTTAAAAAACAAAACAAATGGAAAAGAATTTCACCAACACCCAGTTTAAATGGACATTCGAAAGCATCAGCGACAACATTCCAACCATCATGCTTTTGACAATCGTCCTTACCTACGGGGTTAATGCTTATTTGACCGCCATCTTTTTACCAATTAACTTTTGGGTTGCAATTACCGCTTCCACCATTTTACAACTTGGACGCTTTGCAGTCGTTTTCATGGACTTTTTAAACCCTACTAAAGGAAGAAGCCCTTTCCCACCTAAAATAGCCTTAGGCGCAACGGTAATAGCCTTAATTGAAGTTTTCTTCGGGTTAATGGAAAAGTATTCTGGAAGCGAATTTATAACCATGTTCTTTTTCGTGGGAACAATCGTCTGTTTTGGATACCTTTTAGAAATAAACTTTGTTAACAAAGGGGTTGAGGCATACGGATTGACTGAGCCAAAAGTTATAAAAAGAAGAAAAAGAAGGGTCGTTGTAAAAAAAGTCACGGAAGATGCGCTAAAAGAAAGTAAGGGTTATGTAACTTCGTTCCAAACGATAACACTTTGAGGACATACATCGGGGTTGACCCAGCAATAAGAATAAACGGAATGGCGGCTTGTATCATTCAAGGCAAAGAGGTAAGATTCACGAAATATAAAAGGTTCGTGGATTTTATCCTTGATGTTCCAAAGTGGGCGCAATACGAACACCCTGTTGTACTGGTTGAAGATTCCAGCCTTCAGAACGTAACTTTCAACTCTTCTATTAACCGCGCTATCCTTTCCCGTATGTCCCGAAACGTGGGCATGAATCAAGGCGCAAGTCGTATTGCCTATGAATGGATTAAGGAAAATGGTTTTGAGGCTTACAACATCAGTCCAGAGCAAAAGGGGAAGAAATGGGGAAAAGAAATATTTATGAAAATCTTCCAAAGCGAAGGCTACAAGTTTGAACCAAATTTTAAACCAGCCAAAATAAGTCAGGACGAAATCGATTGTTTTACTCTTGCTTTACAGGCTAAAAATTACCAAAAACATGAAAAGAAATAATGAATTAATCGACGGTATCGAGATAAGCACCTGGAAGGAAATTGAAAGGATTGCTAAAACTTACCCTAAGCCGATCAGATTTTCAGACGGATTAAATAGTAAAATAGCCTTATTAAAATTTTATCTTGAGCCAATACTTCCCAACGGAAAGCCGCCTATTGAGTCAATGGACAAAGGGCGAATGCTTACAATCGCTTATCGGTTGTATAAAAGCACGGACGGTGACACGGTCACAAATTTATCTTTGAAAATTATAAATCAAATTATAAATTAAGAAATTGATTACGTTTGTTTTATGTTAATTAGTTTAGGAGTGGTGAATTAGAGGGTTGGCAGTTGCGTCAACCCTTTCCATTTTAAAACGTAACCCCTTGCGTCTTTGCGTAATCAACCACCGCACGGGCATGACAAAGCGCCAATGTATCCTGGAAGGCTGGGTCGAACATCATGACGGCATCTTTGTAATTGGTAAAGAACCCGTTTTCAGATAACACGGCTGGCATACTGGTTTGACTAAGTACAAAGAAATTAGCTTCTTTGTCTGGGTCATTGTCAATCGTATCGCTTCGAAACAACCATTTTGGGAAAGCCTCCTTGACCTCATTGAAAAGAAACGTGGCGTAAATATCTGCCTTTGTTTGCCCGATTGATGTAAATACTTCAAAGCCCCTTGCCGTTGGTGTTGCCGCGTTGCCGTGGATACTGAGGAACAACGAAGCCTCATAGTTCTTTGCATTCATGTTTGCCTTTAATACACGTTTATTAAGGCTAACATCAATAACGGGGTCGTAAACATTAATAACCGACATACCCCAGTCTTTCAAATACTGCTCAATCTTTGCCGCGACTTCCCTGTTGAACACTCCCTCAAAGAACCAGCCGTAACCGTGGAACATTGAGTTGTTATGCTGGAAGCACTTTGAAGGATAGGTCGTATAATTAAAGGGTAACTTTTTCTTTGCATCAATGCCGCCATGACCCGCGTCAAGGAATACACAAAATTTATTTGCTTTCATATTTATATATTTTTAAGGGCGACGCAAATCAATGCACCGCCCTGTAAACGCATAAGGTAGCGATTCTCTGCGCCTATAATTTAAACCCGATGAGCGAAAAAGCTGCGGAAATCAAAGAAAATTTAGGAGGTACGGTAACTATAATCTCCTTCCCAGCACATTCGCGGCTTGTCTCCTTAATCTTGTCCCAAATGATTTGAGCCAGTTGGACATATTCACGCCAAGTGAATTTTACCTTGTTGCCTTCAAGATGAACATTAATTTCCGAAGCTAACTCCGCAAAGTTCATTGAGTAACAAGCCACATCGCCCATTGGTGACTTTATTCCATCTGCATTTTTAAGGGCATCTTTTAAATTAGTCTGCATATTATGTTTTTTTAAAGTTTCTAAAATCATTGAATGCGTTATTATTTTCTCCATTGTTTTAACGTCTGAAAAATCTAAGAATAATTGTACCAATATTTGTTCCAGTTATGGACTTTATATTTTCCGAAATACTAAACAATTCCGTAGCTGCAATAATGAAGCTCACAGAATAGGTTATTTGCGATGGCAGTTGAAAAGTTATACTTGCCCCGTGAAAAATCATTATACCGCAGAAATAGGTTACCACCTTTTGAGATGTGCGATAAAGCCCTTTGCTCGTTATCGCCTCTCCCCTTTTCTTTGCCGCCATGATTCCCGTGACTGTGTCGGCAAAAACTACAAAGATTGTAAATATCAAAAAATCCTTGATGGGAAGGAAAAACGAGAATAGCACTCCGCAACAAATGGAATAGGCAATGCCATCGTAACCAAGTTTAAAAATGTTGTA